AAAGGCAGTGTGATCTTTATCACCAACTTGAAGTTTGACAAGATGAAATCGCAGAAACTGCGAGATCACCTGGACGCACTGCAAAGTCGTTGCCATTACTTGGACTTGACCTTGGACACCATGCGTGACAAGATCTTGCGTATCAAGCAGATTGCCAAAGACGGTGTGCTGTTCGCAGACTACGACTTTGAGCCCGAAACGCAAGAAATGATCTTTGAGTTTATGGAAATCAATCAGGTTCGCTTGCGTGAAATGAGCTTGCGTATGGCGCTGAAGATTGCGGACTTGCGTAAGCTGAGTCCCGACAACTGGCGCCGACTGGCAGAGACTACCTGCATGAAGGTAGAGTAAATGACCATCACCATCCTGTGGATGCTGCTGAATGGGTGGTTCGCCAAAATGAGTTTTGAGCAAGAGTCTAATATTGCAGGATGGATCTGTTTGATGATCAGTGCCTGGTATCTGAGTCGAGTGATGATTGTAATCTTTTAAGGAATGTGTATGTTTGAAATCTGGGATGGTGATTTATTTTTGTATGCTGTGGATACCAAGTACGAAGCAGACGAAGCTGCTGAAATTGGATTCACAGTAGTAAAGATCTCATAAGATTGGTGGCGTAAAGCCCCGAAACAGAGACGCAGTGAATTTCTAGCCCGGCGACTCTTTTGTGACAGGTGTCTAAATGGCACCTGTCTTTTTGACTGCGATTCGCAAGCTATAAATATCCAATGAAACTGGTATTTGAAATTGACTCCGTGGATATAGAGTTGTACCCGGGACCCACTACTGATCTGATTGTGAGATGTTATAAACATTTGCAACATGTTCCATTGCCCATACGTGATTGGGACTATCCTTTTTATATTGATCAGATCACGATTGGTGACGCGATTATGCAACTGCATAGTTTTGCAAAACAATTGGGCATTGAAGTAGATACGGAGCAGTGCCACCAGCAATGTTATCTGAATCACCTGCATGAGATATATGAAAAAAATTATGATGGAAAACCTCTTTGGCTTGACTTTCATGAGCATATTCATTTGTGTGAAAGACTGCCCGGACCAAGATTGAACAAATATCTAAACATTGATTATAGAGAGTTGGCAGGTCCATTGTCGTCAAAATTTGATAACAACCTATTGGATCTTTTGAAGTTTGATATATATCCCGGCGATGTGATGATCAAATGGTCCGAGTTGGGGAAAACTCCTTATGATTACTGGTCAAACAAAGAACCCAGTGATATAAATCGAATCTGTGAATTAGCTAAACCTTTCCTGACCTTTCGTCCCAAATTGTGTATTCCAGTCCAACCAGTGAACGTCAAACAAAACATCGACGATGAGAATTTTAACAAATGGTGGCATCATTATGAACATGATTGGTGCAAGCATTGGAATATTAAATCTTGGAACCTAGACCACATGCTGGGCAAGCTAGTGATAGGTCGTGTGGTTGACTTTGATAAATTTTTAAAAATATTGCAATCTCACAGTGTGTTGCAAAAAGTAACGCTATGAATTTTGTTGTTGTTATACTTTCAGGTCCCTCACAACAACTGACAACTGCAACTGTTGAATTTGGGCGCTGGGGAACCAAAACCAATCAACCAATCATGGTGTGCGACACTTGGGAGCAAGGATTCGATGCTGCCAAGAAAAAATTTGACCATGCGCTGTTTGTGAAGTCAGGGACCATATTCACTGACTGGGATCAATGGCAACAACTATTGTCAACTTACCCACACAAAGGTCTGATCGCACACATAATTTGGCACCCGTCGGGCATTCCAGATATCAATGACCAGTGTTGGTTTGTTGATCTGTCAGAATTTAGTGTGACTGACTTGACCAGGCCAGTGACCTTTAAGGTACCGAAAAGAAGCCAAAAAAATTTGCATGACGACTACACCCCGTTTTGGATCTCTCCTGGAACCAATCACAGTGAAATCACAGCAGCTGGACTGGGTGCTCATCTGATTTCACAGTCACTGAATCGTGGCAATACAGTGGTTAATTGGAATAATTCAGCAAGAAATATAAAAAAATTTATATACCAAGACTGTCAGGACTCTTGGCAATCGTGGTTAAGTGACTATTTTGAACTTAGCGAACATCAGTTCTGGGTGTTAAACAATGAAACAGTTTGTGTTCCCAAGGTAGCCAGTCTGTTGACCCCGGGCTCGGGTTTGTATTGGATAGTGGCGGCCATGCTTGGTGCAATGGATATACATGTTGTAGACATCAGTGCCACCCAGATTGCCTTTTGCAAGCATGTCTGGCACAATTGGAATGGCAAAGACTATGGAACTTTTGCCTGGGAGTTTATACAAAACAATCAGATAAGACATTATGAATTGGATCGTGCCAATCTGTCAGCAGCTGATAGATCAGCGTATAACATCCAGGAGAATTTTATTTCACATGTTGATCAATCCGCAGTTGAGATTTTTAACAATCATGGTATCACAGATCCGGTGGGCCATTGGAATATTGCCAAGACACGGTGTTCTGTGCAATTTTGTCAGAACAATATCATTGAACATGCCATAGCAAACAATACATACCAGTATATTTGGGATACCAATGTCACTGACTACAAATGGTCCAGGTTGAAAACCTCGGTATCAGACATAGAAAAGTTCAAACGGATTTGCAATGAAAAAAGAAATAACTGAAAAGTTCTATCAACGGTACAAGGATGTGTGTTGGACGCCAACAGACCTAAGGTCCGACGCTGATTATGACTGGATAGCTCACTCATCTCAACTGCCGTGGTTGCGACTGGATATCCATGTGCCAACAGAGAACATACTGCAAGAAATACAAAATATTAAACATCTATGTGTGCCACATCGAGACGATTATGCAGAAAATGCAGGTTGGGAAAGTTTCTGCATACATGGCAAATCCTACGACGCCACTCGTGAAGATAGCTATTACTGTGACGATCGACCTTTTGAATTCACAAAAGAAGCCTTGGCCCTTATGCCTGACACTGTTGAATATTTTAAAAATGTCTGGCCGCACTTGAGTTACCAACGGGTAAGGGTCATGCGATTGAAACCCAATGGGTACATATCGGTACACAAAGACAGTGAGATATCGCACCTGTCACCTATAAACATAGCGATCGATCATCCGCCCAACTGTGGATTTGTCATGGGGAAATTTGGTACGGCACCGTTTGTGTCCGGATGTGCATTGATCTTGGATGTGTCCAATTACCATACTGTGTTTAATCATAGTCAGCAAGATCGGTGGCATATCATTGTTCACCAAAATAACAATGATAAATTCCAAGACCTGGTTGTGAAAAGTTATAAAAATCTGTATAATACAAGGTATGAAAAGAGCAACCATAACCATACGCGATGAAGTGAACATCAAGATCGAAGGCCTTGACCTTGACACTCGCAGAGATCTTGTGAAGAAGTTCAAATACGATGTGCCTTATGCCCGCTATCTGCCTGCTGTGCGCCTGGGAAGGTGGGATGGCAAGGTGGCATATTTCCAACTGGGCGGCAGCACTTATGTGAATCTCTTGCCGGACATAATTCCCATATTGGAAGCACAAAACTACGATATCGAACTGGACGATCAACGCGAGTATTCTACTACATTCAACTTTGACCAAGTGACCGAGACCACATATCAGGATCGTGCATGGCCCACAGGACATCCCGCAGCGGGGCAACCTATCTTGTTGCGTGACTATCAAGTGGAGATTGTGAACAACTTTCTAGCCAATCCACAATGTTTACAGGAAGTGGCCACTGGTGCAGGCAAGACCATCATGACAGCAGCATTGAGCGATGCTGTAAGCGTGTATGGTCGCAGTATCGTTATCGTGCCCAACAAAAGTCTCGTGACACAAACAGAAAAAGACTACATCAATATGGCGTTGGATGTGGGTGTGTATTTCGGAGACAGAAAAGAATATGGCCGGCATCATACCATTTGCACATGGCAAAGCCTTAATAATCTTTTAAAGAACACAAAGAATGGGGTGGGTGATTGCACCATACAGGAATTTTTAGAAGATGTGGTATGCGTTATAGTGGACGAAGTACACATGGCCAAAGCAGATGCACTGAAGACCTTGCTCACAGGAGTAATGGCGCAAGTGCCAATTCGGTGGGGACTCACAGGAACCATTCCAAAAGAGCTGTTCGAAAGCCAAAGCCTGTTGGTGAGTCTGGGTCCTGTGATATCTCGACTGGCTGCCAGTGAATTACAGGATCGAGGAGTATTGGCACAGTGTCATGTGAACGTGGTGCAACTGGTAGACACTCGAGAGCACAAGACCTATCAAGAAGAACTTAAATATCTCCTGGAAGAACCGGGTAGACTAGATGCTATCGCGCAACTGGTACTGCAAGTGAATGAAACAGGCAACACACTGGTGCTAGTGGATCGTGTGGCAGCCGGACAAGAACTGGTGTCAAGACTGGGCGATCGTGCTGTGTTTGTGTCAGGCGCAACCAAGGCCCGAGACCGCCAGGACGAATATGATGAAGTGGCCATCAGTACAGACAAGATCATCGTGGCCACATACGGTGTGGCAGCAGTGGGTATCAACATACCAAGAATCTTTAACTTGGTAATGATCGAACCCGGCAAGAGTTTTACCCGGGTGATCCAGTCGATCGGGCGTGGAATCCGTAAGGCCCAGGACAAGGATCATGTGCAGATATGGGATATCACCTCAACATGCAAATTCAGCAAACGACACTTGACCAAACGCAAGGTCTTCTACAATGAAGCCAACTATCCTTACACTCAGGAGAAATTGTCATGGCAATAGGTTGCATTCTCAACAACAATAATATACAATAAACTCATGCGTATCCTAACATTAGACAACCGACCCTACGATCTCGATCATTTGCCCGAAGAGGTAGATGACATGAGATTTGCTATATTAGATAATTCAGACCCGGCCAATCCAGACTATCATTATATTCCTTTGATCTTTTTGGAAAGTTTTAATACACCTGCATTAGTATTACAGATAGGTGATTTCAAGATCAAAATGCCCGTGGATTGGCAGATCCTGATTGGTGAACCTGAAGTAGGCGATCTAGAAATGCTGCCACTCACCAGTGTGAATGATCGAGGGTTCAAGGTATTCCAATTCAATCCTCTGAGCAGTTTCCGGCCCAGTTTTCCCAGCTTGGAGATTGTGGATGTGTATCAAGAAGTGGCGTGGTATGCTCCCAAGCTAAAGAATGGGCAGATGCTGTGTGTGCCCATAAATGATGCAGAGCAACCGGACTGTGTGTACTTTGTCAAAGACATCAGCCGCAACTGCGAGATAGTGGATTACAATCGAGCCTGGTGATGGGACAGTTGAAGCCTGCTGCCACACTGATTTACGAGCGAGACGGCGACACAGTGTATGCCCGCGAAGTGGGTGCAGATCCTGCCACACGAACAGAAGTAGGGCATGAGTATGATTGCAGAACCAGTGACGGCAGACCGTTGTGGGAACAAATAAAAGAAGCCAAGTTGTGGGGTGACATTCACCGAGCGGCCCGTACCAATCCTGCTTTACAAGATGCACTGGAACGTGCTATAATGGTGTATCACCTAACTCGAATCAAATGAGCGACAAACTAAACATTGGCAACGAGATGCGTCAACTGGACGCAAAGAACCGTGACTTCTATGATGAACTCACGGTGGAAGAACGAAAAAAGTTTTCCACCTTCCTCATGGTGCGTTGGGGATCAGCAGTGGATGGTGATCGAGAACTACAAGAATACTATGTGCAGAGCACAAATCATTACTTGAACAAGCACTTCTTTAGCATGCATCGGCATCCCAAACTGCAATGGCTCATGGCCACAGCGGTGAGCCCGGGCATGGGCACAATGCGGCACAACTGGATTGCACCCAAGAAGAAAGAAGCAGGTGCGTCGGCCTTGAAGAAACAACTGCGTGAGTTATATCCACATTTTAAAGATGATGAGATCGATCTTATGGCTGCGCTCACAGACAAAAAAGAAATAGCTCAATTGCAACGGGCCCATGGCAACGACTAGCGATTTCACCTGTAAGTATTGCACTCGATCATTCAGCCGAGAATCCACGCTGAGTGTGCATGTGTGCGAACAAAAGAAACGCTGGCAAGAACAAAGCGAGCGTGGTGTGCAGTTGGGCCTGCAGGGCTATCTAAAGTTCTACGAATACACACAAGGTTCGGCCAAACTAAAAGGTTGGGATGACTTTGTGACATCACCTTACTATCGTGCGTTTGTGAAATGGGGTAGGTATTGTGTGGCAGTGCGTGTGATCCAGCCAGAACGATTCCTTGAATGGTTGTTGAAAGGCAATCGGAAGATTGACAACTGGTGTAGTGATCGGCTATACACAGAGTATCTTGTGACACATGTGCAGAAAGAAACAGTGAATGATGCGCTGGCTAGGGCCATCGAACATGGGTTGGATTGGAGTGAACGGACTGCCTCTCCAGCACATGATTGTTTGAGATATGGCAGTGTGAATGCCACATGCCATGCTGTGACCACAGGCAGGATCAGTGCTTGGGTGATTTACAATTCAGAGTCCGGGCAGAAGTTCTTGACAGAACTCAACGCAGAGCAGGTGGCCATGATATGGCCTTACATTGATTCAGACATATGGCAGAAGAAGTTTGCGGATTATCCTGCGGATCAGGAATACGCAAAAGAGATTTTAACACAAGCAGGATGGTAGTATGATAAAGAATGTGTATGGTAGTGGACGATATCTAACCACTTACAGCAACAATGCCAGTAACTATGTGAGCAACTTCAGCGGGGCACAAGGCCTGGGAGATCTACGATTCAACACAGTGCATCAATGCCTGGAAGTGTATAACGGCTCAATGTGGCAACCTTTAAGCATGAGTGATGTCAGTGTGAGTCTAACAGGGGATGCTGTGGAGGCCATTGATTGGGCGAATCAAAAGCGCAAAGAAGAACACGATATTCGAGCATTGGCTGAACGGTATCCTGCTGTGGCTGATCAGTTGGCAGCAGTGCGCGAAGCAGAAGAAAAACTGCGTATGATCACACTCTTGGTCACTGTATGAGCGCAGACATTGACATTGATGTGCCCAATAGGGATGCTGTGCTGGCCCTGATCCCACACACTGCTGCACGGCAAAGCAACGGAAGGCGGCACAACTCTGGAATCTATGTAACAGAGATTCCGCGTGATCCTATCACAGGATCTAGTGCATTGGATTACGAAACAGCCGAAGCCCGTGGCTACTTCAAGATCGACTTGTTGAACATGAGTGTGTATAGTCTAGTACAGGATCCTGCACACTACGAGCAGATGTTGGCAGCAGATCCGCCTTGGTCCAGACTGTGGACAGATACTGAGTGGGCTCGGCAACTGGTTCACATAGGCAACTATACTGAATTGTTGCGAACTATGAAGCCGGATTCGATCGTCAGGATGGCTGCGTTTATCAGTGTGATCCGTCCAGGCAAAGCACACCTGCAGAATCGGCCTTGGCCTGATGTGTTTGAGTCAGTGTGGAATGGTGATGACAGTCGAGGCTACTCTTTTAAGAAAGCTCATGCTGTGGGATATGCAGCATTAGTGGCTTTGCATATGAACTTACTCAACACGCCTGACCAGAGTAATTGATTTTCTTTTGCCTTTTCGTCGGGCGATATCGTTGAGACTGCACACAGGACCGTGCAAGATTTCCAGGTCCTTGTTCACAAACGTGCGTAAGCACAGTCGGAATTCTTCCCATTCACCACGCAGGAATATGTTGATAGGAATGGATCTATTTGATTCCCACCACCAGGTGTTGGCCAGATCGATATAGCGTCGTTTCTGTTCGGCGTCTTGGATCACGCCAAAGTCGTAGATGGTGGTGATCACGTCATCGCGATTCTGTACGATGCCCACATATTCCATGTTGGAATACACACACAAGGTTATGAAAGGATACTTGTCTGCAAGTTTTTGAAATAAGTCGCTGCCCATATTGTATTGGTTTGGATATTTATACCCCGAGACTTCTAGGTAAATATCATTGGAGCTCACCACATGTATTCAACCCAGATCTATATCTATCAACAAATCCAACGTGTGTTGGTGCTGGATACCACAGATGGTGATGTTTTTGACCGGAGGTGGGATCCTGTGTATGCTAAAAAATTAACCATCAACAAAGGTGTTGACAATGTGATTTTGTTTGAGTTCATCAATCAAGATCAAAAACCTGTGAACATCACAGGATCAGACTTGCGATTCAAACTGATCAATCTAGCAGGCACAGCTCAGCTGATTGAAAAAAACATGGTCATAATCAACGCTGCTTTTGGTCGTGCCAAAGTCACACTCACAGCAGCAGAGACCACAGAGTTTCCAGCAGAACCATCCAGCTACAGCATAGAACGGGCCAGTGGCAATCTCGTAGAAGCAGTGTTTGTGGATGCCCAAGCACAAGGCCGTGGCGATGTGGACATCGTAGACTCAGTCAAGCCGGCATTTGTGCCCAGCCAGTTGGTGACCATTCCCACAATCTATGGTCCAGATTCTTATGTTGATCCTGTATTCAATTCCAACTATCCAGATTGGGCGTTGAATCCTCCAGGTGTATCGGGCAATGTGTTCAATGATCCACAACGCTTCAGCAGTCATGTGCCCACCAATGGTACCAGTTTTACCACATTCCAGATGGAGATGGATCATTACACCGGAAATGTCAGGGTACAAGGCGCCCAGACTTATCAATCTGTGTGGTCCGATGTCACTAATGTGCAAAGCTATTACAACAAAAGTGGTGCCGACTATATCAACGTGATAGGATATCATCCGCTGTTGAGATTGGTCAGTGACCAATGGCCAGGCACAGAACAAGTGCAGTTGGCTCTGGCCACAGCCACCGGAGCCAATGGGGTAATCACCGGAATCACTGTGACTCAGGCTGGATATGGATATCTTGCACCTCCCAAGGTCAACATCATTGGACTGGGTGCAGGTGCTGTGGCCGAAGCAGAAATTACCGGTGATCAAGTCAGTGCCATAAATGTTATAGACGGTGGTTCAGGGTATGTGGCCAATCCACAACAAAGCAATCGGGTAGCGGTAATCGGTATCAGTCGCGGAGCCATCATAAGCATACTAGTTAGATGACATTTAAAAAAATTGTAGGGTTTGGTGATAGCTGGATGTATGGTGACGAGTTACTGGATCCGGAACTGGTACGCAAACACTCAGATGCACATTCATGCTGGCACCAGAATGATGCTTATCGCAACAGCCACAATTTTCTGGGACTGGTTGGAAAACATTACGGAACACCTGTGGAAAACTTTGGCATCGCAGGTGGCAGCATGCAAAGTTCAATCTGGACATTCCAATGGTGGTTGGATCACGAACCTGATCCTGGCTCGTGCCTGGTACTGGTGGGCCATACAGATTCAGATCGCATGAGCTTTTACAATCCCAATCACCGCAGCTACGGCAATGATCCTCCATGGAACCGGTTCATCCATTCCACCTGGGTGCAGTATGGGTCAAGTGTGGTGCCCGAAGATTTCCGCACCATGGTCAAGCAACAGCTGGTGTTGACCAATTGTGCTGAACTGGCAAGATTGAACTATCAACAAACTGTGCAGTTGTTTGATGGTGTGGCAGCTCGACGAAATCTCAACATGATGCAGTTTCACATCATGCCTGCTGACGCGGAAATGAATCTGCCCACTGCGATCTGGCCCGGATTCTCTACCACCATGTGGTTCCGAGACCATCCGGGCAATCAGCGTCGTGAACTGATCATGCCCGGTGGCCATCCCAACGAGATCGGGCATGTAATGATTGCTGAAAAGTTGATTTCTACCATAGACTCTGCTACAATGTAAGGATGTTGGACATCCTTGGTTATCTGCCTGTGAAACGAAAAGCCACACCTTCGGGTTGGGTATCGTTTAACGCTGTGTGTTGTCAACACAACGGTAGCACAACGGATAAGAGAAGCCGAGGTGGTCTCAAACCCACAGAACAAGGTTGGAGTTATCACTGCTTCAACTGCAACTACACCGCCAGCTTTATCCTTGGCCGTTCAATGAGTTTTAAGGCCCGAAGGCTCTTGGGCTGGTTAGGTGTGCCCGACGCAGAGATTGATGCGTTGAATCTGGAAAGCCTGCGGCATCGTGGCATACATGGTATCATAGATGATCGCCAAAGAACGTTCAACACCCTGGCAGGTATTGAATTTGCGGAACAAGAACTACCGCCATTTAGTGAGTTGTTGACAGGTGAAGATCCTCGACGAGAGTACATAAGAATTCGGCGTGTGCCCGATGACTATCCTGTGATGATACAAGATCATCAGGAAAAATCATATCGGTATCGACCCAGCGTGATCATTCCATTTACCTACGACGATCGCATAGTGGGGCACACACAGAGATTCTTGGATGACCGCCGGCCCAAATACATCAGCAACAGTCAACCCGGATATGTGTTCGGCACGGACTTGCAGCATGCAGATTGGACCCATGTGATCGTGGTAGAGGGCGTATTTGATGCGCTCAGCATCGGCGGTCTAGCAGTGATGCACAGCACCATAAGTGATCAGCAAGCAAGGCTGATTCGCAGTCTAGGTCGAGAGATCACTGTAGTACCCGATCAGGACCTGGCAGGAATGGAACTGGTGGATCGTGCTGTGGAACTGGGCTGGGCAGTGAGCATGCCTGCCTGGCCCGACGGTGTCAAAGATGTGAATGATGCTGTCAAACTATATGGTCGTCTAGGTGCATTGCTAACTATAATTGACGCTAGAGAAACATCTCGTATAAAGATTGAAATATCCAAAAAAAAATTGGTTAAGAAATTAGATTATGCAAAAATTTAAACACTGGTTGGATCATCATGTTCCGTGGTTGTGTTACCGTTCTCCAAAAAATGCCAAACTGATTTATTTTAGTTGTAACAAATGCGCCAGTACATTTTATGATGCATTTTTTGAAAAGTTAAATTGGACAAAAACAACCACGCAAGACATCAACTGGTCAGAAGATCGTGTGTTTTCATACATAAGAAATCCATTGGTCAGACATAGAAAAGGCATCATAGAAGGTTTGTTTGGTTTCTTTTCTGAAATGAAACCAGTATTTTTTGGTAATCCGGAACGATTGAGATTTTTGGCCAATCTGACCAGTATAGAAGCACACAGTTACAGCATACATAGAATGTTAGGCGACAACGCCCGGCACATAGATTGGATTCCAATTGACACTGATCTTGACCATAAACAATACACACTGGATATTTTAGCAGAACACAATGAAAACATTGATCAAGAAACAGCAAACTGGTTAATCAATGCAGACAAGGTCAATGTATCAACTGTTGAAGAGATTGATTTGTACAATCAACTGTGCAGTATTGAAACGCCTCCGGAAATTTTAAGATATCTTGATTTTGACATCTGCTTGTATAATAAAGCAACAACTCCGCCGCCGCATATAGTGGCAGGAAAATATTATGCGGAAAGAATACAAGAATTGCTCAATCAAGGATTGTTGCAAAATGAAGCAGAAAAAATAGTTGACGTAGAAGTTTTTACAAAAATATAGATAGGGATTAGAAACGTGTTAAAAGATTACTCGGTTGATGTACAACGCTTGTTCTTGGAAATGATGTTGGAGGATGCACAAGGCTATGTGCGTGTGCAGAACATCTACAATCCAGAGAACTTTGATCGGAGCCTGCGACCAGTGGCTGCGTTTATCAAAGAACACGGCGACAAATACAAGACCTTGCCGGACCGCGCACAGATAGCAGCCACCACTGGTGTCCGGCTACAAGCAGTGCCTGAACTGAACGAAGGACACTTTGAATGGTTCATGACAGAGTTTGAATCATTTACCCGCAGACAAGAACTAGAACGTGCTATATTAAAAGCAGCAGACTTGTTGGAAAAGGGCGATTATGATCCTGTGGAGAAGTTGATCAAGGATGCTGTACAGATCAGTCTGACCAAGGACATGGGAACAGATTACTTTGCTGATCCGGCTGCACGGATACGCAGGTATTTTGAATCCGGTGGGCAAGTATCAACAGGCTGGCCACAGATGGATCGACTGCTGTATGGTGGATTCAGTCGAGGCGAACTCAACATCTTTGCCGGCGGATCAGGGTCGGGCAAGAGCTTGGTCATGATGAACATAGCGTTGAACTGGGTACAGGCCGGACTCAGTGGTGTGTATATCACCCTGGAACTGAGTGAAGAACTCACAAGTTTAAGAACAGATGCCATGCTCACAAACATGAGCACCAAGGACATACGCAAGGACATTGACACAGCAGAGCTCAAGGTCAAACTGGTGGCCAAGAAGAGCGGAAACTATCAAGTGAAAGGATTGCCGGCACAGAGCAACATCAATGACATCCGTGCTTACTTGAAAGAGTATCAGATCCAAACAAGCAAGCGAGTAGACTTTGTGATGATCGACTACTTGGACTTGTTGATGCCGGTGAGTGCCAAGGTCAGTCCAAATGATTTGTTTGTAAAAGACAAGTATGTATCGGAAGAACTGCGTAACTTGGCCAAGGAACTACAGATGCTCATGGTCACTGCGTCGCAGTTGAACAGATCAGCGGTGGAAGAAGTGGAATTTGATCACAGTCATATCTCGGGTGGCATCAGTAAAATTAACACAGCAGATAATGTGTTTGGTATCTTGACAAGTCGTTCAATGAAAGAGCGTGGCAAGTATCAGATCCAGTGCATGAAATCGCGTAGTTCAACAGGTGTAGGGCAGAAGATTGATTTAGAATACAATATCGACACCATGCGTATCACAGATGCAGGCGGCGATGAGAACGACAACGGATTCCGCAAGCCCAGCAGTGTGATGGAATCTATCAAGGCTCGTGCCAGTGTGGCGCCAGCAGATGCCACAGCACCGCCGGCCAAATGGGAGCGAGCCCAGTCCAAGCTCGGTGTTGATCCACTAGATCCTGCCCCAAAGATCACGGCAGATGTGCAAAGCAACAAGCTCAAAGAGCTGTTGGGCAAGATCAAAACTGGTTAAAAACCAATAAATAACTCAAAGGCCCTTGAACGCAATGCAAAAACGCACCCGCAGTCTGTTGGAAGAACTGGATTCCATGTATGTTGAGCGTGAGCGCGACTTGATAATAGAAAGCCGCGCATCAAACATCATTGCCGGTGCCATCAACTTGTTGGAACAGATAGATGCTGCCTACTCACCAGACCAAGCAGAAAATCTCACACGCAAACTGCTGAATGCAATCCGCACCCGGGATGCAGGCCGTTTTGCCAGAACCGTAAGGCGCAGTCATGCAAATCAATAAACTGCTGGAAGGCGGCAATGTATTCAAAACCAAGACCGGTGAACCACTCACACAGCGTATCAATCGAGCGGATGTGCCTGCCACGATCCACTGGATAGAGCAAGTTACAGGAATAGAATTTCCCAGGGACCGTTGGCTGGGATCAACTGGTAAAAAACCCACATCAGGCGACTTGGATCTTGCTGTGGATCTAAACGAAGTAAGCAAAGAACAACTGGCCGGAATCCTTACACAATTTGTGCAAAGCCAGGGCCTGGATCCTAGAGAATATGTGAGCAAACGAGGTGAAGTGCATCTACGCACACCCATTGGCGGAGACGCCAATCGCGGATTTGTGCAGACTGACTTCATGTTCTTTCCCGACTTGGATTGGGGCGGATTCTTTTACAGTGGTGGCGAAGATTCAGAATACAAGGGCATGAATCGCAATGTGTTGATGTCCAGCATAGCCAAGCAGCTGGGACTCAAAGTGGGTGCCAACGGCATGTTCTCTCGTGCCACAAATGAGCTGGTGCGTGGGGGCATGGATCCTGACTATGTAGCCACAGTGCTGTTAGGACGCGGCGCCACTCGTGACAATCTAAAGAATGTGGAATCAATCTATGCTGCACTCAGCAATGATCCTGACCGTGAAGCTAAAGTAGCAGACTTCCGTGAGTATCTTGCCAAGGAAGGCATGCGAGAACCAGAAATGACTGTGCGTGAAAGTGATGCCAACTTCCTAGCTCGCTTGCGTGATCGCATCGTAAATCAAGGCATGCAGCCCTTGATCGAGACCAAACGATCATACAATCTCTACGAACAAGAACCTGTGGCAGTGGGCGGCAAAGCCAAGGGCATTGAGCACCTGGAAGACTATGTGTTCCGCAGCGGATCAGCAGGAGTGGATCGAGCACTGCAAATAGCTGACTCTTTCTATGCGGATCCCAAGACAGGATCTGTGAAATGGGATGGCAAGCCTGCTGTGGTGTTTGGCCGCAAGCCGGACACAGGTGAGTTTGTGCTCACAGATGATGCAGGATTTACTGCGGAAAGATTGTTTACCAGTACCGATGAGGTTGCTACAGACATGGCCAGACGAGATACCAACGCTGCGGCCAAAGGCAATGCGGCCACGAGAGTTCAGACTTTGTTGCCCACATATGAAGCTATCTGGCCATATCTAGAAGCAGCCACACCCGGAAACTTCCGTGGTTATGTCAAGGGCGATCTGCTGTATATCGCAACACCAGAGGTAGAGGCAGGCAATCTCGTATTCCAACCCAACACAGTAGCATACAGAATTCCTGTGGCCAGTGATCTAGGAAAGAAAATAGCCAACAGTGATGTTGGTGTAGCAGTGCATACCATGTATGCAGATGCAGATGCTGAAAAGCAACCACTCAGCAGAGTAAAGTTCAATCCTGTGCCAGGATTGTTACTGATTGAACCCATCTATGCCCAGCCTGTGCCCAAGAACAACGACATAACCAAGAAGATCCGAACACTGCTGCGACAAAATCGAGCAGCCATAGACACCCTGTTCAACCCCATGGAACTGCGAGCCATGAAGATCACTGACTTGGCCAAGTTGGCCATTGATTACATCAACAAACGGGTAGATCCAAGACATGCTGCTTACACAGGTGATTTCAGTGATCTGGTACCGGGTTTCATGGCCTGGTTACAACAAACACAAACACCACAAAAGGTCAGCAACATAGCACAGTATCTGCGTAGTCCCACCTCAAACGAGCAAGGCCTGGCTGCTGCGTTCTTGTTGTTTGAATTGCTGCATGATCTCAAACTGGATCTGCTGGGCAAACTGGATGCACAGGTGCCGGGCAATGAAGGATGGGTGTTTGCCACTCCTGTGGGCTATGGCAAAGCCGTGAACAGATTTGACTTTACTGCCAGAAACAAAGCCAGAAACAACTAGCCAAGGGCGTGATTTTTTGCCAATTTCATAAATAAGAGTAGGGCAAAAGCCCACTTTTTAGGAGATTTTAAAATGGCAGTATTTACACAAACAAACGGTACCACACAACCAGTGTTCAACATGGACACGGCCAATGGTAACATTGCAGGCACAGCTAACATTGCTGCAACTGGATCGGTCAACTTCCAAGGCCCCAAGCTGGATTTCTTCAGCTTTGCCGCTAACGCTAGTTTGGTTACCTCGGCTAACGTCAATGGTTACATCAACAACCTGATGCAAGCCATCCAGACCAAAGGCACAGTGGCTATGTATCAGGTCAGTCCGGCGGCACCTACAGTTCTTAACTTGGCTATCTATCCAACAGGTGCTTACACCACTACAACATTGTTGGCCACTGCTAATACCAGTGCCACAGTGGCGTCCGGTGGTCAAAACATTCAATTGAATACATGTGCAGGCAATGCTGTGTTCGTCACAAGCGCAACCAACTTTGCTCCTACCTAATTTCGGGTAGAGGTAAACAATCAAGGCCCTGGTTTATTTCCAGGGCTTTTTTTTGGCCGTAAATACGCCATGACCATGAGCATTCGTGTAACAACTGATTTTGATTGTAGACCCACAGGCATAACTGGTCATTTTCGCTCCAACATCTTGCCCATCACTGACCAACAAGGGCAGGCAGTGACCAACCAAGGCACATGGTTGCGAAGCAGAAATCAACAACGCAACTGGGAAACCATAATGCAGTTGATCAGTCTTTACACACAACCTTTGCAAGTGAGTCGTGTGCGGGTGGAAAATCTCCGCTGGCAGTTTGATTTTGATGCCGATCAGAAAGATGTGTTTCGACTCGACAATGATCCGGTGGGTCGGCTGAAACAAGCATGCACTGGTGTGCCTGTGATAAACTATGTAGAACAAGAACTTACCACACTGTTGCGACCAGATGTGAACATTTGGTTTGAGTCCGTGGAGCATAAATAACTTCATGGACACCACCGATATTGAAAAGAAAAGCCTAGAAGCCCACGTTGAGCTGTGCGCCGAACGTTACCGTATGTTGGAACTCAAGATTCAAAATGTTGAGTCAGATGTGAGTTCAGTAAAAACCATGGTCACGGAAGTGCATGTCATGATGCAAAAAATGGCTGCAAAACAAACTGATCGACTGATCAGTTGGGGCATCGGCATCATTGGTTTTCTCATCGGCACTGTGGGTTGGTTGATATCACAGTACATACTAAAATGAAAGCCAGTCGCAAACTTGCTGCGCTGGCCGAGCGTGAACTGCCCGGCCTTCTTGACCAAGTGATCATCGAAGACGGAGAAAAATACCGTGCGTTTGGCAGATACACCATACATCCTGTGGAAGGTCTGTTCCGGGTGCGTCTTAGAGATGATGACATTGGCATATTTTCAGGCACAAAATCTGCTCTGGCCTGGTGCATAGCAGACAACTTGCACAGATTCAATCTGGCTAGACAGATAAAAGAACTGGATCAGTCCATCACACGATTACGAAATGACATACATGTGCGGCGCAGCCTGGCCGAACGCACATCCGGTCACACCTGGGAAAACTTGATCAACAAGACCACTGCCAGACAAGAGCAAAGCCAGGTGCTGGAAAAAGAACTGGCAAAATGTATAAATTTGGCTAAATACTGGCAACTACGAGGAAACTCAGATGAAACTAAACGAACTGGCCGTAACACGCCCCACACAACAAATCGCTAAAGTATTTGAGGGTCATTTTGACCAACAGGTACAATTTGATTCGCTGAATCGCAAGCAACTGCACAGCATGTATCGCCAGGTGCGCGGTGTGTTGAGCGAAGTGCGTTCTAGCACTGCTCGCCATCACAGCGAACAGGATCCGGCTTATCTCAAGATGATGATGATGGAACAAGCCTTGGCTGAAAAGATCTATGAAGATGAGATGGCAGCTCAAGGTGGAACAGCACCCGCTGCTGGTGTAAATCCACAACAGGCTGCTGCCATGGCTGCTAAACAAAAAGTAGATACAGTAAAGAAACTTGAAACTGATCTAGAAGCAAAGAAAAAAGAAGTTACCGACCTCCAAAATCAACTCAACGCTGCCAAGACCACTACCACTGTGGCAGAATGGCGTCGTCGTGCTCGAGACGGTGGTTACTATCTCAGCGAAGGTGAAGTGCAACAGGCCCAAGTGGTCCTGGCTGCACAAGACATGGTTGACAAGATGCAAGACATGATTGAAGACAGTACCGAGATGCAATTCAAAGAATTACCAGCCCTGGTTGATTCAATCAAGAACCAGATCGGTCAAGAGCAAGCAGCACAGTTCAACAATGATGCACAGGCAGCACTCAGCGGATTAGTACAGAACTTACAAGGCAGCAAGCAACAACTTGAACAAGCATTAGGTGTGGTGACCGGACAAGGTCCAGTGGCCATGCCGGGTGCCGATGCAGGTATGATGCCTCCAGGTGGTGATCAGGGACTGGCTGGTCCTCCTCCGGGTGAAGAAATGCCGCCGGCACCCGTTGAACCTGGTGCTGCTCCAGCAGCAGCTCTGGGCCGCGAGCGCAGATAATGCGAATCACAGAAGTAGAAGCCGACAACACAGCAGACAGACTCATGGCATTGGCCCAGTTTGCTATGGGTCGTGCTGAAGATACTTCGGCCAAAATGCAAATGCCTGTGGCAGCATTTATCAAACGAGCACAGAGCATGGGCATAGACATTGACCCAGATACCTTGCAAAGTTTGGTAGGTCAGCCACCACTGAATGGTATATTCAATCCAATGAGTCCCGACGCTGTTGAACTCACATTCAAAGGCGGAGACAAGCCCGGACCGGTAAAAATGCCAGTGAATCAAGCACAAGACATCGTGGCCAAAGCCGCACAATCCGCACTGGCCAAGAATCGCGGCGTGTAATCCAAAAGGATTGACACAGCACAATAAATAGTGTAACATACACTAA